CCCGTACATCAAAGTCGATATACCGGAAACAACGCGCGGCGCTCTTTACTCGTTCGTTTACAACGTGGGCGCTGGTAATTTCAGAACATCGACGCTTCTTCGCAAAATAAACCAGGGCGATATCAAAGGCGCATGTGATCAGCTACGTCGCTGGATATCTGCTGGCGGTAAGCAATGGAAAGGCCTGATGACTCGTCGTGAGATTGAGCGTGAAGTCTGTTTGTGGGGTCAACAATGAGCAGGGTAACCGCGATTATCTCCGCTCTGGTTATTTGCATCATCGTCTGCCTGTCGTGGGCTGTTAATCATTACCGTGATAACGCCATCGCCTACAAAGAGCAGCGCGATAAAGCCACATCCACAATCGCTGATATGCAGAAGCGTCAACGTGACGTAGCAGAACTCGATGCCAGATATACAAAGGAGCTTGCTGATGCTAACGCGACTATCGAAAGCCTCCGTGCTGATGTTTCTGCTGGGCGTAAGCGCCTGCAAGTCGCCGCCACCTGTGCAAAGTCAACGACCGGAGCCAGCGGCATGGGCGATGGAGAAAGCCCAGGACTTACAGCAGATGCTGAACTCAATTATTACCGTCTCCGAAGTGGGATCGACAGGATAACTGCGCAGGTTAACTACTTGCAGGAATACATCAAGACGCAATGCCTGAATTAATCCCTCTGTATCAAAAACGAGCTCAATTTGTTGGATAGTGAATGAAAATTTATATTGCCGGGCCAATGACGGGATATGAGAACTTTAATCGTGACGCCTTTAATAAAGAGGCAGATCGTTTGTCACGACATGGTCACTCTGTCTTGAATCCAGCCACTTTGCCTAATGGTCTGACACAACGTGAATACATGGATATTTGCTTTGCAATGCTTCGTTGTGCTGATGCTATTTTGATGCTTCCTGGCTGGAAAGCGTCTGCTGGAGCAACTGCTGAGTATCATTACGCATACAAGATGGAGATGCCGGTATTCACTACGCTGAATTACCCGCCAGCTTGTTCCTCTGTAGCATAAAAATCTCTTTGTTTCTCGTTTGCGACCGTGGTCGCACATTAAATACCGCGCTGCATCGTCGCCGTATTTCCGCATTAACCATGACCGTAGCCCGACGGGGAACTCCTCTGCGCGAGTGTGCGGAAATAATCAAAAACGATGCACACCGGGTTTTTACCGCGCTAATGATTCGCGGGTTTGTCCCTCATGCTCGCCAGTCCTGTGCGAGGGTGGAAGAAACAGGGCATGTATTCAGGAGCGTGCGACCGTGGTCGCACGGTATCTTTGTCAGGAGGTTTTGATGAAAGAGTTGCAAAAAATTAATTCAATAATGGAAAGGTTAAGTGCTCTTGAGCGTAAGCTGGACGATTGTGGAAAGCTGTGTGTTGAAAAGCAAAATGAGCTTTACCGGGAATTTTTTACAATCGTAAGTGAGCTGATGCCAATTGTTAATAACTGCCTGATGACATCCAGATTTTTTAATGTCGATGCTACTACATCCAGAAAATTTTCTGTGAAAATTCAAGAAAGAGTTTCTGGTAGTGTGACAAGAGAGATGGCTGAACAGTTGGTGGCAATGAGCAATAAAACAAAAAGAAAAAAGGCATTGCTTGTAACAGCAAATCAGCTTTCAGGGCGCGTTGACTTTCAGGTCAGACAGGGTGGGCGTGTACTGGTAAATGATGCGTTCGTTGGACGTAGCTTTAGTCCTTACTCGATGAAATATGATGTTGATGCAGATGATCAGGATATCAGCATTTCCTGGAAATCTGAGACAGCAGGGATTGTATTAACAGCAGAGTTGTTGAATGATGATAAAAATGATGTCCAGCATCATTTGGACGAAAAGAATCATATTTCTGAAATTTGTATGAAGCCACGCAGCGGAATGACTTTATTGTCACGCACTCTTGCTGCTGGCTTTTCTGCACCGGAAAAACGTGTGCTTCTGGTAGTGCCTGAAGATGCAGATATTCGACCACTGAATGGCTGTGATGTTATTAGTGCAAAAACATTGCATACCCGCGTCATTCCTGTACCGGATGTGGTCATTATTGATGATGTTGAGAAATGCAAGTCTGTTTCCTCAACTGCCACAATCAAGCGAATTTTACGTTGTAGCACGTCGGCTGTTGTATTCCGGAAGCAGTTACATAACTAACCAGTTTTGTTTTGCAGAACATCCTCAACTAAAAGCTTATAGAAAGAGAGCCTGAGATATTTTTTCTGTCTCTCGTAGTTGTTTGTTTTTTTTTCGAACAGACTTACAACTTACAGGATATAAACATGCAAGAAGAAGCAAATAAAATTCTTGTTGATTTATTGAAGAAGGCCAGCGATGGAATTGATTCCGCCATTGTATTCAGTCAGGCTCAAATTCCGGATGTTGTTCATCAGTTGCTGGTATGGAATATGGTTGATAGCCTGATTAAAACATTAATAGCCATTTCAACAATTCCGCTGGTTATTTGGTTTATGAAGAAACAGTGCAAAAAAGTTGAAATTGGTAAGTTCGATAATGAAGGACGCTCATGCGATAATGGACAGCCTAAATACAAACCAACTATGCTTTGGGAAAGTGACGGTAGGTTAAGTGGTTTTGTCTTACCATTAGTAGCAGTTTTTATTCTATGGTTCAGTTTTATTATTTCTGTAGTAGCCAATATGACATGGTTAAAAATTTGGCTGGCACCTAAGTTATATCTAATCGAATACGCAGCATCACTAATTAAATAGTCCATTACAAAAGCCATTCGCTACTGAGTGGCTTTGATAATGGCTTATACCCTACACGGGATAACTTAACTGATATCCCTTTTAACGGATAAAGGTATTCAAGCCTGACACATCATGCGCTGTATCGTCGCCGTATTCCCGTCTTAACAGAGACCGTAGCCCGACGGGGAACTCTTTCTGCGCGAGTGTGCGGGAATAATCAAAAACGATGCACACCGGGTTTTTACCGCGTTTATGGTTCGCGGGTTTGCCCCTCATGCTCGCCAGTCCTGTGCGAGGGTGGAAGAAACCGGATATTAATGCAAGTGATAAACATTCTCATTTTCTCGGGTCCTTTCCGGCGATCTGACAGGCTACGGGGCGGAAGGCGCGCGGGTTTTCGCTATTTATGAAAATTTTCCGGTTTAAGGCGTTTCCGTTCTTCTTCTCCGTAACTTCATGTTTTTATTTAAAACACCCACTGAAAAGAAAGGAAACGACAGATGCTGAAAACGGGCTTTTTGGCCTTTGTCGTTTCCTTTCTCTGTTTTTGTCCGTGGAATGAACAATGGAAGTCAACAAAAAGCAGCTGGCTGATATTTTCGGTGCGAGTATCCGTACCATTCAGAACTGGCAGGAGCAGGGAATGCCCGTTTTGCGAGGCGGTGGCAAGGGTAATGAGGTGCTTTATGATTCTGCCGCCGTCATAAAATGGTATGCCGAAAGGGATGCTGAAATTGAGAACGAAAAGCTGCGCCGGGAGGTTGAAGAACTGCGGCTGGCCAGCGAGGCAGATCTTCACCCCGGAACACTTGAATTTGAGCGCCATCGCCTGACTCGTGCTCAGGCGACGGCGCAGGAACTGAAAAATGCCAAAGAATCGGCTGAAGTGGTGGAAACCGCATTCTGTACTTTCGTGCTGTCGCGTATAGCAAGGGAAATATCCAGTATTCTCGACGGTATTCCTCTGTCGGTGCAGCGACGTTTTCCTGAGCTGGATAACCGGCATATTGATTTCCTGAAACGGGATATCATCAAAGCCATGAACAAAGCAGCCGCGCTGGATGAACTGATACCGGGGTTGCTGAGTGAATATATCGAACAGTCAGGTTGACAGGCTGCGGCATTTTGTCTGCGCCGGGCTTCGTGCCCTGTTCAGGCCGGAGCCACAGACCGCCGTTGAATGGGCGGATGCTAATTACTATCTCCCGAAAGAATCCGCATACCAGGAAGGGCGCTGGGAAACACTGCCCTTTCAGCGGGCCATCATGAATGCGATGGGCAGCGACTACATCCGTGAGGTGAATGTGGTGAAGTCTGCCCGTGTCGGTTATTCCAAAATGCTGCTGGGTGTTTATGCCTACTTTATAGAGCATAAGCAGCGCAACACCCTTATCTGGTTGCCGACGGATGGTGATGCCGAGAACTTTATGAAAACCCACGTTGAGCCGACCATCCGCGATATTCCGTCGCTGCTGGCGCTGGCTCCGTGGTATGGCAAAAAGCACCGGGATAACACGCTCACTATGAAGCGTTTTTCCAATGGTCGTGGCTTCTGGTGCCTGGGCGGTAAAGCGGCAAAAAACTACCGTGAAAAGTCGGTGGATGTGGCGGGTTATGATGAACTTGCTGCCTTTGATGATGATATTGAACAGGAAGGCTCTCCGACGTTCCTGGGCGATAAGCGTATTGAAGGCTCGGTCTGGCCAAAGTCCATCCGTGGCTCCACGCCCAAAGTGAGAGGCACTTGCCAGATTGAGCGTGCAGCCAGTGAATCCCCGCATTTTATGCGTTTTCATGTTGCCTGCCCGCACTGCGGGGAGGAGCAGTATCTTAAATTTGGCGACAAAGAGACGCCGTTTGGCCTCAAATGGACGCCGGATGACCCCTCCAGCGTGTTTTATCTCTGCGAGCATAATGCCTGCGTCATCCGCCAGCAGGAGCTGGACTTTACTGATGCCCGTTATATCTGCGAAAAGACCGGGATCTGGACCCGTGATGGCATTCTCTGGTTTTCGTCATCCGGTGAAGAGATTGAGCCACCTGACAGTGTGACCTTTCACATCTGGACAGCGTACAGCCCGTTCACCACCTGGGTGCAGATTGTCAAAGACTGGATGAAAACGAAAGGGGATACGGGAAAACGTAAAACCTTCGTAAACACCACGCTCGGTGAGACGTGGGAAGCGAAAATTGGCGAACGTCCGGATGCTGAAGTGATGGCAGAGCGGAAAGAGCATTATTCAGCGCCCGTTCCTGACCGTGTGGCTTACCTGACCGCCGGTATCGACTCCCAGCTGGACCGCTACGAAATGCGTGTATGGGGATGGGGGCCGGGTGAGGAAAGCTGGCTGATTGACCGGCAGATTATTATGGGTCGCCACGACGATGAACAGACGCTGCTGCGTGTGGATGAGGCCATCAATAAAACCTATACCCGCCGGAATGGTGCAGAAATGTCGGTATCCCGTATCTGCTGGGATATTGGCGGGATTGACCCGACCATCGTGTATGAACGCTCGAAAAAACATGGGCTGTTCCGGGTGATCCCCATTAAAGGGGCATCCGTCTACGGAAAGCCGGTGGCCAGCATGCCACGTAAGCGAAACAAAAACGGGGTTTACCTTACCGAAATCGGTACGGATACCGCGAAAGAGCAGATTTATAACCGCTTCACACTGACGCCGGAAGGGGATGAACCGCTTCCCGGTGCCGTTCACTTCCCGAATAACCCGGATATTTTTGATCTGACCGAAGCGCAGCAGCTGACTGCTGAAGAGCAGGTCGAAAAATGGGTGGATGGCAGGAAAAAAATACTGTGGGACAGCAAAAAGCGACGCAATGAGGCGCTCGACTGCTTCGTTTATGCGCTGGCGGCGCTGCGCATCAGTATTTCCCGCTGGCAGCTGGATCTCAGTGCACTGCTGGCGAGCCTGCAGGAAGAGGATGGTGCAGCAACCAACAAGAAAACACTGGCAGATTACGCCCGTGCCTTATCCGGAGAGGATGAATGACGCGACAGGAAGAACTTGCCGCTGCCCGTGCGGCACTGCATGACCTGATGACAGGAAAACGGGTGGCAACGGTACAGAAAGACGGACGGAGAGTGGAGTTTACGGCCACTTCCGTGTCTGACCTGAAAAAATACATTGCGGAGCTGGAAGTGCAGACCGGCATGACACAGCGACGCAGGGGACCTGCAGGATTTTATGTATGAAAACGTCCACCATTCCCACCCTTCTGGGGCCGGACGGCATGACATCGCTGCGTGAATATGCCGGTTATCACGGCGGTGGCAGCGGATTTGGTGGGCAGTTGCGGGCGTGGAACCCACCGAGTGAAAGTGTGGATGCAGCCCTGCTGCCCAACTTTACCCGTGGCAATGCCCGCGCAGACGATCTGGTACGCAATAACGGCTATGCCGCCAACGCCATCCAGCTGCATCAGGATCATATCGTCGGGTCTTTTTTCCGACTCAGTCATCGCCCAAGCTGGCGCTATCTGGGCATCGGGGAGGAAGAAGCCCGTGCCTTTTCCCGCGAGGTTGAAGCGGCATGGAAAGAGTTTGCCGAGGATGACTGCTGCTGCATTGACGTTGAGCGAAAACGCACGTTTACCATGATGATTCGGGAAGGTGTGGCAATGCACGCCTTTAACGGTGAGCTGTTCGTTCAGGCCACCTGGGATACCAGTTCGTCGCGGCTTTTCCGGACACAGTTCCGGATGGTCAGCCCGAAGCGCATCAGCAACCCGAACAATACCGGAGACAGCCGGAACTGCCGTGCCGGTGTGCAGATTAATGACAGCGGTGCGGCGCTGGGATATTACGTCAGTGAGGACGGCTATCCTGGCTGGATGCCGCAGAAATGGACATGGATACCCCGTGAGTTACCGGGCGGTCGTGCTTCGTTCATTCACGTCTTTGAACCCGTGGAGGACGGGCAGACCCGCGGTGCAAATGTGTTTTACAGCGTGATGGAGCAGATGAAGATGCTCGACACGCTGCAGAACACGCAGCTGCAGAGCGCCATTGTGAAGGCGATGTATGCCGCCACCATCGAGAGTGAGCTGGATACGCAGTCAGCGATGGATTTTATTCTTGGCGCGAACAGTAAGGAGCAGCGGGACAGGCTGACCGGCTGGATTGGTGAAATTGCCGCGTATTACGCCGCAGCACCGGTCCGGCTGGGAGGCGCAAAAGTGCCGCACCTGATGCCGGGTGACTCACTGAACCTGCAGACGGCTCAGGACACGGATAACGGCTACTCCGTGTTTGAGCAGTCACTGTTGCGGTATATCGCTGCCGGGCTGGGTGTCTCGTATGAGCAGCTTTCCCGGAATTACGCCCAGATGAGCTACTCCACGGCACGGGCCAGTGCGAACGAGTCGTGGGCGTACTTTATGGGGCGGCGAAAATTCGTCGCATCCCGTCAGGCGAGCCAGATGTTTCTGTGCTGGCTGGAAGAGGCCATCGTTCGCCGCGTGGTGACGTTACCTTCAAAAGCGCGTTTCAGCTTTCAGGAAGCCCGCAGCGCCTGGGGGAACTGTGACTGGATAGGCTCCGGTCGTATGGCCATCGATGGTCTGAAAGAAGTACAGGAAGCGGTGATGCTGATAGAAGCCGGACTGAGTACCTACGAGAAAGAGTGCGCAAAACGCGGTGACGACTATCAGGAAATTTTTGCCCAGCAGGTCCGTGAAACGATGGAGCGCCGTGCAGCCGGTCTTAAACCGCCCGCCTGGGCGGCTGCGGCATTTGAATCCGGGCTGCGACAATCAACAGAGGAGGAGAAGAGTGACAGCAGAGCTGCGTAATCTCCCGCATATTGCCAGCATGGCTTTTAATGAGCCGCTGATGCTTGAACCCGCCTATGCGCGGGTTTTCTTTTGTGCGCTTGCAGGCCAGCTTGGGATCAGCCGCCTGACGGATGCAGTATCCGGCGACAGCCTGACTGCCGGAGAGGCACCCGCGGCGCTGGCGTTATCCGGTGATGATGACGGACCACGACAGGCCCGCAGTTATCAGGTCATGAACGGCATCGCCGTGCTGCCGGTGTCCGGTACGCTGGTCAGTCGGACGCGGGCGCTGCAGCCGTATTCGGGAATGACTGGTTACAACGGCATTATCGCCCGTCTGCAACAGGCTGCCAGTGACCCGATGGTGGACGGCATTCTGCTCGATATGGATACGCCAGGCGGAATGGTGGCGGGGGCATTTGACTGCGCTGACATCATCGCCCGTGTGCGTGACATAAAGCCGGTATGGGCGCTGGCCAATGACATGAACTGCAGCGCAGGTCAGCTGCTTGCCAGTGCCGCCTCCCGGCGTCTGGTCACGCAGACCGCCCGGACAGGCTCCATCGGCGTCATGATGGCTCACAGTAATTACGGCGCTGCGCTGGAGAAACAGGGCGTGGAAATCACGCTGATTTACAGCGGCAGCCATAAGGTGGATGGCAACCCCTACAGCCATCTACCGGATGATGTCCGGGAAACACTGCAGTCCCGGATGGATGCAACCCGCCGGATGTTTGCACAGAAGGTGTCGGCATATACCGGCCTGTCTGTGCAGGCTGTGCTGGATACCGAGGCTGCAGTGTACAGCGGTCAGGAGGCCATTGATGCCGGACTGGCTGATGAACTTGTTAACAGTACCGATGCGATCACCGTCATGCGTGATGCACTGGATGCACGTAAATCCCGTCTCTCAGGAGGGCGAATGACCAAAGAGACTCAATCAACAACTGTTTCAGCCACTGCTTCGCAGGCTGACGTTACTGGCGTGGTGCAAGCGACGGAGGGCGAGAACGCCAGCGCGGCGCAGCCGGACGTGAACGCGCAGATCACCGCAGCGGTTGCGGCAGAAAACAGTCGCATTATGGGGATCCTCAACTGTGAGGAGGCTCACGGACGTGAAGAACAGGCACGCGTGCTGGCCGAAACCCCCGGTATGACCGTGGAAACGGCCCGCCGTATTCTGGCCGCAGCACCACAGAGTGCACAGGCGCGCAGTGACACTGCGCTGGATCGTCTGATGCAGGGTGCACCGGCACCGCTGGCTGCAGGTAACCCGGCATCTGATGCCGTTAACGATTTGCTGAACACACCAGTGTAAGGGATGTTTATGACGAGCAAAGAAATCTTTACCCATTACCAGCCGCTGGGCAACAGTGACCCGGCACATACGGCAACCGCGCCCGGCGGATTGAGTGCGAAAGCGCCTGCAATGACCCCGCTGATGCTGGACACCTCCAGCCGTAAGCTGGTTGCGTGGGATGGCACCACCGACGGTGCTGCCGTTGGCATTCTGGCGGTTGATGCTGACCAGACCAGCACCACGCTGACGTACTACAAGTCCGGCACGTTCCGTTATGAGGATGTGCTCTGGCCGGAGGCTGCCAGCGACGAGACGAAAAAACGGACCGCGTTTGCCGGAACGGCAATCAGCATCGTTTAACCTTACCCTTCATCACTAAAGGCCGCCTGTGCGGCTTTTTTTACGGGATTTTTTTATGTCGATGTACACAACCGCCCAGCTGCTGGCGGCAAATGAGAAGAAATTTAAGTTTGATCCGCTGTTTCTGCGTCTCTTTTTCCGTGAGAGCTATCCCTTCACCACGGAGAAAGTCTATCTCTCACAAATTCCGGGACTGGTAAACATGGCGCTGTACGTTTCGCCGATTGTTTCCGGTGAGGTTATCCGCTCCCGTGGCGGCTCCACCTCTGAATTTACACCGGGATATGTCAAACCCAAGCATGAGGTGAATCCGCAGATGACCCTGCGTCGCCTGCCGGATGAAGATCCACAGAATCTGGCGGACCCGGCTTACCGCCGCCGTCGCATCATCCTGCAGAACATGCGAGACGAAGAGCTGGCCATTGCTCAGGTCGAAGAGATGCAGGCAGTTTCTGCCGTGCTTAAGGGCAAATACACCATGACCGGTGAAGCCTTCGATCCGGTTGAAGTGGATATGGGCCGCAGTGTGGCGAACAACATCACGCAGTCCGGCGGTACGGAGTGGAGCAAGCGTGACAAGTCCACGTATGACCCGACCGACGATATCGAAGCCTACGCGCTGAACGCCAGCGGTGTGGTGAATATCATCGTGTTTGATCCGAAAGGCTGGGCGCTGTTCCGTTCCTTCAAAGCCGTCAAGGAGAAGCTGGATACCCGTCGCGGCTCTAATTCCGAGCTGGAGACAGCGGTAAAAGACCTGGGCGAAGCGGTGTCCTATAAGGGGATGTATGGCGATACGGCGATCGTCGTGTATTCCGGACAGTATGTGGAAAACGACGTCAAAAAGAACTTCCTTCCGGACAACACGATGGTGCTGGGGAACACTCAGGCACGCGGTCTGCGCACCTATGGCTGCATTCAGGATGCGGACGCACAGCGCGAAGGTATTAACGCCTCTGCCCGCTACCCGAAAAACTGGGTGACCACCGGCGATCCGGCGCGTGAGTTCACCATGATTCAGTCAGCACCGCTGATGCTGCTGGCTGACCCTGATGCGTTCGTGTCCGTACAACTGGCGTAATCATGGCCCTTCGGGGCCATTTTCTCTCTGTGGAGGAGTCCATGACGAAAGATGAACTGATTGCCCGTCTTCAGGTGCTGGGTGAGCAACTGAACCGTGATGTCAGCCTGACGGGGACGAAAGAAGAACTGGCACTCCGTGTGGCAGAGCTGGAAGAGGAGCTTGATGACACGGATGACGCTGCCGGTCAGGACACATCTGTCAGCCCGGAAAATGCGCTGACCGGGCATGAAAATGAGGTGGTATCAGCGCAGCCGGATACCGTGATTGATACGGCTGCTCTGGTCACGGTCGTGGCACTGGTGACGCTGCATACTGATGCACTTCACGCCACGCGGGATGAGCCTGTGGCATTTGTGCTGCCGGGAACGGCGTTTCGTGTCTCTGCCGGTGTGGCAGCCGAAATGACAGAACATGGCCTGGCCAGAATGCAATAACGGGAGGCGCTGTGGCTGATTCCGATAACCTGTTCGATGCTGCCATTGCCCGCGCCGATGAAACGATACGCGGGTACATGGGAACGTCAGCCACCATGACATCCGGTGAGCTGTCCGGTGCTGTGATACGTGGTGTTTTTGATGACCCTGAAAATATCAGCTATGCCGGACAGGGGGTGCGCGTTGAAGGCTCCAGCCCGTCCCTGTTTGTCCGGACTGATGATGTGCGGCAGCTGCGGCGTGGAGACACACTGACCATCGGCGAGGAAAACTTCTGGGTGGACCGGATTTCGCCGGATGATGGCGGAAGCTGTCATCTCTGGCTTGGGCGGGGCGTACCGCCTGCCGTTAACCGTCGCCGCTGAAAGGGGGATGTATGGCCATAAAAGGTCTTGAGCAGGCCGTTGAAAACCTCAGCCGTATCAGCAGAACGGCGGTGCCCGGTGCCGCCGCAATGGCCATTAACCGCGTTGCTTCATCCGCGATATCGCAGTCGGCGTCACAGGTTGCCCGTGAGACAAAGGTACGCCGGAAACTGGTAAAGGAAAGGGCCGGGCTGAAAAGGGCCACGGTCAAAAATCCGCAGGCCAGAATCAAGGTTAACCGGGGGGATTTGCCCGTAATAAAGCTGGGTAACGCGCGGATTGTCCTGTCCCGACGCAGGCGTCGTAAAAAGGGGCAGCGTTCAGCCCTGAAAGGTGGCGGCAGCGTGCTTGTGGTGGGAAACCGTCGTATTCCCGGCGCGTTTATTCAGCAACTGAAAAATGGCCGCTGGCATGTCATGCAGCGTGTGGCCGGGAAAAACCGTTACCCCATTGATGTGGTGAAAATCCCGATGGCGGTGCCGCTGACCACGGCGTTTAAACAGAATATTGAGCGGATACGGCGTGAGCGTCTTCCGAAAGAGCTGGGCTATGCGCTGCAGCATCAACTGAGGATGGTAATAAAGCGATGAAACATACTGAACTCCGTGCAGCCGTACTGGATGCACTGGAGAAGCATGACACCGGGGCGACGTTTTTTGATGGTCGCCCCGCTGTTTTTGATGAGGCGGATTTTCCGGCAGTTGCCGTTTATCTCACCGGCGCTGAATACACGGGCGAAGAGCTGGACAGCGATACCTGGCAGGCGGAGCTGCATATCGAAGTTTTCCTGCCTGCTCAGGTGCCGGATTCAGAGCTGGATGCGTGGATGGAGTCCCGGATTTATCCGGTGATGAGCGATATCCCGGCACTGTCAGATTTGATCACCAGTATGGTGGCCAGTGGCTATGACTACCGGCGCGACGATGATGCGGGCCTGTGGAGTTCTGCCGATCTGACTTATGTCATTACCTATGAAATGTGAGGACGATATGCCTGTACCAAATCCAGCAATACCGGTGAAAGGTGCCGGAACCACCCTGTGGGTTTATAACGGGAGCGGCGACCCTTATGCGAACCCGCTTTCAGACGTTGACTGGTCGCGTCTGGCTAAAGTTAAAGACCTGACGCCCGGCGAACTGACCGCTGAGTCCTATGACGACAGTTATCTCGATGATGAAGATGCGGACTGGACCGCGACCGGGCAGGGGCAGAAATCCGCCGGAGATACCAGCTTCACGCTGGCGTGGATGCCCGGAGAGCAGGGGCAGCAGGCGCTGCTGGCGTGGTTTAATGAAGGTGATACCCGTGCCTATAAAATCCGCTTCCCGAACGGCACGGTCGATGTGTTCCGTGGCTGGGTCAGCAGTATCGGTAAGGCGGTGACGGCGAAGGAAGTGATTACCCGTACGGTGAAGGTCACCAATGTGGGCCGTCCGTCAATGGCAGAAGATCGCAGTACGGTGACGGCGGCAACCGGTATGACTGTGACGCCTGCCAGCTCCTCGGTGGTGAAAGGGCAGAGCACCACGCTGACCGTGGCATTCCAGCCGGAGGGTGCAACTGACAAGAGCTTCCGTGCGGTGTCAGCGGATAAAACAAAAGCCACCGTGTCGGTCAGTGGTATGACCATCACCGTGAAAGGCGTTGCTGCAGGTAAGGTCAACATTCCGGTTGTATCCGGTAATGGTGAACTTGCTGCGGTTGCAGAAATCACTGTCACCGACAGTTAATCCGGAGAGTCAGCGATGTTCCTGAAAACCGAATCATTTGAACATAACGGCGTGACCGTCACGCTTTCTGAACTGTCAGCCCTGCAGCGTATTGAGCATCTCGCCCTGATGAAACGGCAGGCAGAACAGGCGGAGTCAGACAGCAACCGGAAGTTTACTGTGGAAGACGCCATCAGAACCGGTGCTTTTGTGGTGGCGATGTCCCTGTGGCATAACCATCCGCAGAAGACAAAGCAGCCTTCCATGAATGAAGCCGTTAAACAGATTGAGCAGGAAGTGCTTACCACCTGGCCCACAGAGGCAATTTCTCATGCTGAAAACGTGGTGTA